TTCAATCAAATCCAACAGGAATAAGCATTCGTAGACCAGGAACTTCCTATGTTTACGAAGACTTACAAGTTGGGTTTGCAGTTGATGAAAATATGAAAAATTGGTTGGAAATACATGATTGGATAAAGGATCTAGGTATCTCATATGTTGGAGCAACCGAAGTCCTTGCAGAAGCGCAGAAGGTATGCAGTGCATATGTTCTCGTATTGAACAGCAACTATAGACCAATACTTGCAGTCAAATATAAGAATGTATATCCAACATTCCTAAGTGGAATTGAATTTGATTCATCGCTTACAGATACTGATGTTGTAATTGCAACTGCTACTTTTGCATATACACATTATGAAATAGAAGTGTTTGAAAACGGCGCATAACTTACTATACTTTACATTATGAACATTGATCAAATCAAAATACAGGCGGAATTAGATACTGCAATCGATACAAATCATCTTGATGACGAAGCATCCAGAATTCCACAATTGCACAACAAATATTTGTGCATACTGATGGATGAAAAATTGATCCTGGAAAGCATGGAATCAAAATTAAAGATTCTCAAGAGGGATAAATGGTTGTATTATTCAGGCAAGATGTCTGAAGATGAACTCAAGAAAAAGAACTGGGAACCATTTGATCTTAACATTCTAAAGCAGGATCTTGATCGCTTTATTGAAAGCGACACGGATGTCATTACACTTTCAAATAAGATATTCCTACAGGATCAAAAAGTAAACTACATTGAAAGTGTTGCCAAGATAATCTCAAACAAGATATGGAATATTCGCTCATCCATTGAATGGGTTAAGTTTACTCAAGGACTATGATCAATATCAAACCAGTAGATTCCGTCTATATTGAAATCGAATGCGATAAGGGCATTGCGAAGGAACTTTCTTCTTTCTTCACATTCAATGTTCCAAATTCGCAATACAATCCAGCATTTCGCAAGAAGCGTTGGGATGGAAAAATACGACTGTTCAGTATATTGACAAACAAGATCTATGCTGGTCTTCTTCCATATGTTCTCAACTTTGCATCCGATAGAGGATATAAGGTTTCTTATGAGAGTACTCTCAAGAAAGATGCACCACCAGAATCATTTCCTATAGTCTATTCTGGAGGCAAGAAGATCGAACCGCACGATTACCAGATCAATGCGGTGAAACATGCCATAGAAAATCGTAGGACTCTCCTCATATCTCCAACAGGAAGTGGCAAGAGTCTCATCATATACTTCATTCTTCTTGAACTATTGCAGAGAACAAAGAAGAAGATATTGATCGTAGTGCCAACTACTGGTCTTGTTACACAATTGAATTCAGATTTCCAGGACTATGCAAATACAAAGAATATTTCAAAGCATATTCATTTGATCTATGGTGGACAGGAAAAACAAACTGATTGTCGTGTCGTGATTTCAACATGGCAAAGTCTTCATACCCAAGGTGAGGAATTTTTCAATCAGTTTGATGCAATCATTGGCGATGAATCGCATCTCTTCAAAGCAAAGTCATTGGTGAAGATCATGACCAAGTTGAAGAACTGCGAATATAGAATCGGCACTACTGGAACTTTGGATGGCACTCAGGTACACAAACTCGTACTTGAAGGTTTATTTGGAACCGTGCATCAAGTCACTTCCACCAAGGAACTTATAGACAAGGAAGTTCTTGCACAATTGAACATTGAATGTCTGATTCTCAGGCATCCAGACAAGGATATACAGGAGATCAAACGCGCTAAATATCAGGAAGAGATCGAATGGTTGGTGCTTAATGATAAGCGAAACAATTTTATCACTGATCTTGCAAATAGAATTCCTGGCAATGTTCTTGTGTTGTTTAACTTCGTTGAAAAACACGGAATACCATTATATCAAAAGATTTCGAAAGCAAGCAAGAAGCATTCATATCTTATATGCGGTAAGACCGAAATTGAACAAAGGGAAGAGATACGAAAGATAGTTGACAAGAGCAACAATAGCGTTCTTGTCGCATCATATGGTACTTGCAGCACAGGTATCAACATCAAAAATATACATGCAATCATATTTGCATCACCTTCCAAGTCAGTGATTCGCGTGTTGCAGTCAATTGGAAGAGGATTGCGAAAGTCCGATACAAAAGACAAAGTGACGGTCTTCGACATTGGAGACGATCTTAGTTGTGGCAAATATCGCAATCATGCTCTCAGACACATGGATGAGCGAACCACCATATATACTAATGAAGAGTTTGAGTTCAAGAAGACCAAAATTAAGTTAGGAGATTCAAATGAACATAAAAATTCTTAAATTAAGAAGTGGTGAGGAAATCGCGTGTCAGGTTCTAGAAGAAAATGACACGAAGATGAAAATCTCAAAACCCATGCTCTTCAAGACATCCTCTTCACAGGATCTGCTCGGAAGAACAATCGACATAACAACTTTGCATGATTGGTTGATCAACACAGACAACAAGGATGTTGAGATTCCAGTAAATCACATTGCATTCATCAGCGAACCAAGCAAGGATTCCGCTAAACTGTATGAGATGGAAAGTGCAAAGGAATTCAATCCAGATAACTTCAAGACTTCCATCAAGGAAGATCATCCATTGGACATGCCAAGCAATTTGGATGCAATTGATGAATTGAATACATTTGGAACTTTTCTTGAGGATCTGCTTAAGAATTCTTCAAATCTCATGGATCCCAAGGAACCAAAGAGAAAGAAGAAAAAGAAAAAGGAATATCTTCCACCAGACATGACAGATGAGAATGAACTCGACCGTCATATGATCATGATGCAATTGTATATTCCAGCAGAGTCAATCATGAATATGGTGACATCTGGAATGCTTGATCCAAAGGTCTTGTTGAAGATGGTGGAAGAGGTCAAGAAGCGTAATCGCTTCACTGGTGACGAGAAGGATCGTGAAGATTTTGGAAACAAGTTCTCTGACTGGAATCCAGATCCTAACTCTGATGATTATAACAAAGGCTAACTGTTATTCTTAGATAAACCTTTTCTTCTCAATCCCACACAGAAATTGTACATGTGCTTTGAAACCTGTCAAGCTTCCAAAAAAGATTTCTTACGAAATTTCATAAAGTACTTGAAAACGCAAGTAGAGATGCTATACTTGTGTCATATAGAGGATGAACATGATAGAAGAAAATGAAAAAGAAATCGAAGAAGAAATAAAAACAATCAAACATTACATCGATAATGTAAAGTTTTGCAAGGCGATGATTGAGTGGAAAAAATCAATCAAGGAAGCGGAGGAATGTGGAGAGGACAGACCACCCGTTACTCCCTATATTGCAGAATCTTTTCTGAAGATTGCAGAGCATCTTTCGCATCGTCCCAATTTCATCAATTATCATTTTCGGGATGATATGATCGGTGATGGTGTCGAGAATTGTCTTCTATATGCACATAATTTCGATCCATCCAAATCATCGAATCCATTTTCCTACTTCACTCAGATAATCTATTATGCGTTCCTTCGCAGGATCGAAAAGGAAAAGAAACAGGCATTCATAAAATACAAGTGCCTACAGATGAAGGATGTGGATGGTAAATTCACCGAATGGATGAAGAAGGAATCTGATACTGGAACATATACGGAATTTCTACAAAAGCATTTCGCTCTTAGTGAAACGGATGTAGAGAAACTGGAACCAAAGGAAAAGAAGAAAAAGAAAAGGAAGCGTAAGTGAAAATTGCATTTATTTGTGATACGCATTTTGGTGTTCGAAACGATTCTCCTTTCTTTCTTGACAATGCACTGACCTTCTTTGAAAAGCAATTCTTTCCCTATCTGGAAGAACACAACATAACAAATGTCATTCACCTTGGCGACTTTTTCGACCGAAGAAAGTTTGTTAATTTTAACACTCTTTCTTCGGTCAGAAAGAGAATCCTGAATGTGTTTGATGAAAAGAAGATCAATCTTCATGTTACCATTGGAAATCATGACACTTATTTTCGCAACACCAACGAACTCAATTCATTGAAGGAGTTGGTTACTGGTCGTTATGATACGATTAAAATCCATGAAAAAGCAACTACTCTTAATTTTGACGATTTTTGCTTTGGGATAATTCCCTGGGTGACCAAGGAAAATGAAACAGAGATCGTGGATTTCATTAACAATTGTCCATGTAGAATGATCGGTGGGCATTTTGAGATCGTGGGATTCCAGGTAATTCCAGGTGTCAAGCATCAGGGCGGATTCAATGTCTCTGTATTCAATCGATTCGACCGCGTACTCTCTGGTCATTTTCATATAAAGCAATCAGAGAAGAACATTTATTATCTTGGTACTCAGTATCAGATGAATTTTTCAGATGTATATGTCAAGAAGGGATTTCATGTCTACGATACTGTTACTGATGAAATGGAATTTGTTGAAAATACGAACAACATTTTCCACATATTCACCTATGACGATTCTTCGGTCGATGAGATCAAGAGAATCGCACAGTTCATAAAGGATACAAATCTCAAGGGTGGATTCATTCGTATTACAGTCAGAGTAAAGAATAAATCCGAAATCTTCGATAAGTTCATAGATGCTCTTTGGGAAAAGGGAATTCAAGATCTTTCTGTCGTGGAAGATCAAGTTGAAAAAACAACAAATGTCGAGTTCACAGAATCGGAAGATACCATGAGCATCATAGGACGAGAGATAGATGCAATTGAACGCGATATTGACAAGACAAAACTAAAGACTATAATTCGTGATCTATACATGGAAAGTCTAAAGATATGATTAAATTTGAAAAAGTCAGATTCAAGAACTTTGGATCATTCGGCAATGCAATGTCGGAGATCGTTCTTGATAAGAACAACACCACCCTTATTTGTGGAAACAATGGAAGTGGAAAGTCATTTGCATTCCTGGATTCCATCACATTTGCGCTTTTTGGAAAACCATTCCGAAAGATCAATATTCCTCAACTTGCAAATTCAATCAATCAGAAAGGTTGTCTTGTAGAGATTGAATTCAGTCGTGGATCCGATAAGTTCATGGTTCGTCGTGGAATCAATCCGCGAATCTTTGAGATATATCGCAATTCCGAACTCATAGATCAGGATGCGAAGAGTCTTGATTATCAGGAACTACTTGAAAACCAAATTCTGAAGATGAACTACAAGACATTCACGCAAGTGGTGATCCTCGGTAGTTCGTCGTTTGTTCCATTCATGCAATTGTCGGCAGCGGATCGTCGTTCGGTCATTGAGAACATCCTGGATATCAATATCTTCAGCACTATGAATGTCGTGTTGAAGGGAAAGATCCTATCGTTGAAGGAATCGATCAAGGATCTCAACACCAAGATTGAGATCGAACGCAATAAGATCAATGTTCAGAAAAGTTACATTGCAACCTTGGAGAAGAAAAACAACGAAGATTATACCGATAAGCAGAACATCATCGATGAACTGGAAAAGAAAAAAACTGACTTGAGTTGTAGTTTATTGGTTGATATTTTTCCAAATGATGAAGATATTGCTTCTGCTGTAGTCAATCTTAAAAATCAAAACGATAAAATAAAGAGATTGAATGCAAATATCTCTTCTTGTACTTCAAACAAGAAGATCATTCAAAATCAAATAAAATTCTTTCAGGAAAATCAAACATGTCCAACATGCTCTCAATCCATAAGCGAGGGTATGAAAAGAGAGAAGATCATGATGAACAATCTGGAGATTTCTAATCTAGATCAATCAATTGATTTGATAAACAATCAAATTCTCGATTTAGAGCAATTGATCGATCAACTTGAAGTTGCACTTGAAAATAGCAAGGAAAAGAATTCGCACAGAAAAGCAACTTTGAAGGAAATTGACAACTATTTAAAAGAAATTCAAAGAGTCAAGTCTTCCATGTCGAAATCCATTCTAGTTCACAATATCGCGGAAGAACAGGCAAAACTGAATCAGTTGATCGGTGGATTGGAAATTCTTGAAGAGGAAAAGAAAGTTCATTCCGATGATCTTCTGTACAATGAACTTGCTGGAGAATTACTCAGGGACTCTGGTGTGAAAGGAAAGATCATCAAGTATTATCTTCCTCATATGAATAAGTTCATCAATAAGTTTTTATCATCGATGGATTTCTTCGTGCAGTTTCATATGGATGAAGAAT